AAACTACTAAACAGATAAAAAGTGAAATTAAATTTTTAACAGAATTACAAAAAATAATGAAAGAGGAGGTGAGTGGTGTTAGACCTTATGCTTCTTCTTATAAGGTTTCATAACTAGGATACCTTCATGATCGGCATCTTCATCAATAATATTCATTTTAATTAAACCGAAATATGAAACAGCAAATAATATTGAATCATCATCGCTAAGATTCTTTTCTTTTAAATTTTGAACGGCAATCCAAAATTTCTTTTTTATAAATTTTAAATTACAACCCCCTCTGAGACCTTGAATGATTATCCTATTAGCAGAACTTTTTATTGAATTTAAATCATTACTTTGAAACGAAGGTAATGATTGAATTAATTTACCATTTAAATAAAAACTAATTGAACCTTGTGATCCTTCGTGTATCATGTTACAATATTAATACTAATTTATTTTTTAAATGCTAAATCAAATTTTATTTACTTAAACAATGAAAATATGGAATATTACGAGATCCATTAGGATAATTTTCTGAATCATCTTCAAATTTTGATGTATTCCATTTCACTAGATGTTGATATCTTGATTTATGTTCTTCACGAAGATATTGAATTAATTGTGGTCTAGTTAATATTTGACGATTATCACCTTGAACAGGAATAAATGAGCGACGACCCCATTTTTTTAAATCTTCATAGATATCTTTAATTGATGTATGACATCTTTGTCCAGGATGTAATAATTGTTCTGGTAGCCATTGGTAGTTATCATCAAAGAATGTGATTGTGTTAGTAATTTGTTCATCGGTGTAATCAGGTTTTGAATCTTCTGATTCTGTTTCTTCTTCAAACAGAGCTTCAACAAAAGGTTTATCAACAATTCGTTTTTTCAAATCAACAATTATTTGTCTTTTCTTTTGAATCTTTAATTCTAATTTTTCAATTTGTTCATCTCTGTCAAAGATCATACTATCCCTTTCTAGGATCATTTGTTCAAGCTGAGCAAAAGTGTAATTTTTGAAACATGACATTTTAGTGTATTTATTAATAAAATATAACACTATTTTTTTAAGTAGTTTAATAAAATAGTGGATAGAAAAAATCAAATTTAAACTATTGAAAGGATAGAAAAGATAGGGAAATGATACTATTCTTGTTGTGTATCACATTCATTAAATAATTGGTCTTGTAAAGTTTTAATCATTTGATCTTTTTGTTTTAATTCATGTTGATGTTTTTCTTCAAGGAATTGAATTCTGGTATCTGATTTATCACATTGAATTCTCAAATCATTAATTTTCTCCCTGTATTGGTCTTCTAGATCTTGTAGTTCTTCCTTATGTTCAGAAGCAGTAATATATCCTTTACCTTCTTTTATGTTTTCGATTTGTTGTTCTAGTTCTTGTTGATCTTGAACATATCCATTTATTAATGTTTTCAATGATTTCATTCTATAACGAGGACCACTATCTGTTTCTTCTGGTTTCAATGCTGATAAAAATACATTAATTAATGATTCAGATAAAATACTAATCATTCCATCAGATTTGTATTCTCTACCAGATGCTCTTGACATTTGAGATCTGAAATATTCAGCCTTCTCTTTTGTCATCTTATCATTCAATAACAATAATAATATTGAAGCATCTACTTTCGTCATGGGTTTGTCGTGAGGATATTTATTTTTACAATAGTGACAGAAGGATTCAAGATCATAAAGATTCTTCTTTTGTTGCGATGCAACCACCTGATTTGCTTTGCCACTCATATATTACATTAGATATTACTTTTTAAATAGTTTAATTTTCTAGATTTTTAAACACTAATATCAAGGGTTAATAAAATAATGTTAAAATAATGTTATTTTAGTGTCAAAGAATTCAAAATAGTGGTAGTAATCCAAGAAATTAATATGGCGGGTATAAAAGTGTTTAGGATCCCCCCCCCTATAGGGGGTTTTGAAAACGAAATACAAACTATTGGATTAATACCACTATTTGAAACTTTTTTGAACTATTTTGACATTTTTGAATATCCTGATAAATCCTTTAAATGATTCATAATTTTGATATAATCATTCTCTGGAATTTTCAATTTGTTATCATAGATAATTTCGCTGATTGATAGCAAATGTAATTGTTCTTTTGATTTAGATTTGACTAATCTAGTAGGTTTAGAAGATATCTTTTTAAATTTTGAATTACGTTCAAGACAATCATTTAAATAATTGCAATAGGATTGATTTCTGTCCATTTGAATAAGATATCAAATATTTAATTTTTGGAATTAGAACTAAAATCGAAAACATCAGATTCTTTAACTTCTTTGTTTTTTTTAAGGGAACCCTCTACATCGATGACATTTCCTACTAAATTTATTTTTCCAACTGTTGCTCTTCCCGTGTCAACAACACCTGTTTTGATTTTCAATTTTTTAGGTTTTGAATTTGATTTTGATTTTTTAGAAGATATCTTTTTAGGCATCACTATTTATAATTTTAATAAATTAAATTATTTTGATTGGTCATATTATAAATAATGAGTTTAATAATTACCTCTTCGTTGGAGTCAAGTAATCTAAATGAACCTTATCAGTATAGAAATAACATAAGGAATCCATTAACAATTAAAAAGAATTCTCAAATAGCTGTTGAATCAGTTAAAATTGAAAGATCAGATTTATTAGATTATGCCAATCCTGTTAAAACATTTTTTTGGTTTGGTGAAAGATTAGAAACGAATGCTTCTTATGATGAAGCCATATCATATATTATCCCTGAAAGAAATACTATAAAAAATTCATTATCACCATTAGATTTTGCAGAAGAATTTCAAAATAATGTGTTGAAACCGGCATTTTCATTACATCCTGAAATCAAATCGAATTCTAGTATTACTATGAAAGCTGTTTATGATTCTGGAAAATTGTCTGGATTTGAATACAAGATTCCTCAATTTGCTAACCCTGATGCTTCATCAATTATTCCCCCTGATGATACACCACTTCAATTTACACTCGGATCTGCATCATATAGTGGTGGTGAGATTGAAGCAACATCTGATAATACACATGTTCAGTTACAACCAAATGGTGACCAAGGTGGTCCATTATCTCTACATAATGGTTCCCTAACCTTTTCATCAATTACTGTTAATGATACATTTGTATGTGGTTTAGCAAGACCAATTGTTGATGATGATGATGGTGACCCATTTGAATCTTTTTCAGGATTTGAACCTCCTCTTGGTTTAGGTGATTTAGATACAGATTTTTATGATTATGCTGTTGAAATAACAGATGCTGGTGGTATCCGTGCCTATCACTCTGTTCCTCATATTCAACCAGGAGCAGGAACTAATCAACAAGAACCTACACAGTTAGGATTGAGAGAAATCATTTACTATCAAAAAAATAATGGATCATTCAAATCTAATAATGGATCGAATTCATCCTTTGCCACAGGTACTCCAATCCCATCTGCATCTCTTGGTGATATTACATTTGAAGCAGTAGGTGAAAAAATGAAGATATCTGTATCAGGTAAAACACTCGTAGAAGTTGTTAAAGTCAATGCTTCAACAAAAGATCAAATACCAAAACCTATTGGACAAACGTGTTGGAAGATGTATCCTACTGTTACCTTGGCAACTGAAAGTGATAGTTGTAATATAACAAATTATACTACCAGAACAAGTACAGATCTCCATGATAATGATCCTACAAATAATTGGGTTTCGAAATGTTTATTTCAACATAATGGATACACAGTGAATGATGATGGAACAATTACAGATTTTACAGAAGAACCTGCTTGGCTCAATGCCCAAGAATGGCCAAAAACAATTGATTTCAAGGATTGTTACCAACCATACCAACCACTAGATGATACTTTACCAGGTTCTTTTTATCGTGGTGATACCGTCAGAGATTACAAAGGTCTTCAAAATAATAATATTCAAGATTATGAAAATATTTTTATTATGGGACAATCTGATAGATATGTCAAGGCACCTTCCTATGTAAATGATCCTAATTCGGCTAAAACATTAGGTTTCACTAATTTATCAATTAATTCTGATTCAGGTATGATACACACTGGTGGTTACCACGGCGCATCCTTTGTTTCCGCATCAAGACCAATAACCACATCGGCTCAATCAACATTTGTAAGAGTTCCAACCCTCACTCATGAAACATATAATTTTTTCACAGGTAATCCTTCGAAAATATTATTCCAATTACCAAAGTTTGATAATACAGGTAATGAGTCCGGTGCCTTATATTATCAAAACAATGATAAATCATTTATTGATTTAAATAATACCACTGATATTAGAGTCACTGATTTAGATGTTCACTTTGTTAGAAAGAATGAAAAATTTGCCACAGACCTAACAGGTTCATCAGAAGTTGTCTTTGTAATTAGAGAGAAGGCATCTATGTAAAATCAAAATCTTCTTGATCTTGCTCCCAACGTCTTACAAACATTAATAAATTAACATCCCATTCTTCTCCATTACAAAATGTTTCAGCATAAAAATCAAATTCATCCAATAATAGTTTTTTGAATATGATTGTTCTCATCTGTTTTTTTTTCATATACCTTTCCTTTTTGTATGTATTAAATATTTTCAATTGTAAATCCAAAGGAAGTTCTTTATAGATATCCATAATCTATCTTTTAATCTATCTTTTTAAATTTTTTTATTTTCCTTATTATAACGAACATAATGAGTAATGTGCTTCCGATAATAAAAATGCCTGCGAAAGAACCTGAACCAGCACCAGAACCTATGCTAGAAAATCCTGATGGTGATAAAGATTTAATTGATAAAATTCAAGAATCAATTGATACCAAATCTGATGATGAAGAAGATATCATCAACATTGAACCACGTAATATACCTGATGAAGAAGATGTCTTTACAAATCCACCATCAATTAAACCAATTGTTCAACCAATTGTTCAAGATGAACCTGAACCACCAACAGAATTCCAACCAAAAGGAAAACGTAAATATGTTAGAAAGGCTCCTATGTCGGAGAAGCAAAAGGCACATTTGGAAAGGATTAGAAAAATAGCAGCCGAAAAAAAGAGAATCAAAAGGGAAGAAAAAGAAGAACAAAAGGCACAAGATAAATTATTATTACAACAAAAGAAACAGGAAGAACAAGAGAGAAGAGAAGAACAAAAAAGATTAAAAGAAGAAAAGAAAATACAAGATGAAGTTAATAAACGATTAAATAAAACCGAACCTGAACAAAATCAAAAAAGTCAAAGGGGTACCCCACAAAATTATTTCACTAAGGAAGATATGGAAAATGCCATGTTATCGGCTATCACCAGTTATGATGCTGTTCGTAAAAAACAAAAACAAGAAAAAAAGGAAAGATTAGAAAAAGATGCAAGAGAAGCCCAAATGAGAAGAACATTAGAAAATGCCATTAGACCTCCGCAAGTCCAATCGGACCCATGGAGAAGTTATTTTACATAAATAAAAAATAAATCTAATTATTAATAAATAATGGAATCTAAACCACCGAAAATCCTACCAGTGAAACCTTTACCAAAACCTAAACCAAAAAAGTTTTTACATCCAAATTTGCCTGATCTACCGTGTATAATGACGATCGTGGCTCCGACAAAAAGCGGAAAAACGGTGCTTTTATCAAATCTGCTCTTACGAGATGATTTTTATAAAGATATTCATGATAATGTTACCATCATGTCGAATACAATTGAACAAGATGAAACGGGACGATTCCTTAGACAAGCATGCGAAACATACACTGGTTATGATGATAATGTATTAGCAGGATTAATTGAAAATCAAAAACAATTTGACGATGAATCTAGACCATTTATTGGATTAATTTTTGATGATATCTTAGGTTCTGTTAAAAGAAATTCATATTTAAATCATTTAGTTACAAGGTCAAGACATTATGGTGTTGGTATGTTAGCAATGAGTGTTCAATCATTTAAATCATTAGGACCGGTAATCAGAAATAATACCAATGCATTCATTTGTATGAATCTTCAAAACATGTCAGAAATGGATAAAATTAGTGCCGAGTATAGTGGTATGTACGGGGGAGACGAAAAGTTTAGAAAGATATATGCCAAAGCAACAGAACAACGATATGATTTCCTTTACCTCGATTTACAATCTAATCCTGCTAGGGCATTCCGTAATTTTGAAGAACAATTAGCGGAAGGTGATAAATTATTATTTGATGGACCTGTTCAAGATAATGTTCCTAAATAATTACCTCTTAGCACAAAGGTGTTTGTGAAATACATTCCAATGTGTATAACAGCCCCATATCTTCCAATATTCTTCCCTTTCATCATCATTCATATTTTCCCATTGTTTTGATTTCATTTTATTGTGATAAATTGTATCACAAAAATTAATTGTATTTTTTGAATTTTTTGGAGATATCTTTAAAGCATTACTAAAATGTTCCCTGTTACAAATAAATACACGTTCACTCCAACCGTGTGTTTGAATGTATGGATCAGGAAACATATCTCCAAAACCTTGAAACCAATGATGATCATTTTCTAATGATAATTGTTTATGTGGAAAATTTAATAATTTGATATCCTTACTTATCATATCAACTAATATTTTACCAAGATTCATTTGATCAACAATAGCATCATCTTGTATGACGAATAAATAATCTGCATCACTATGATCACAAATAAATTCCATTGATCTTCTAAAATATTGATTTGTTTCAAAATGAATGGTACAAAAATCAGGATATTGTTTTTTTAAATTCATTTGATACCAATTATAATTTTCAATAAATCCAATAAATTTATCTTCTGGTGGTCCATCTAATAGAATGTATTTTTTTTGGAAGATATCTTTGTAAGGCATAACACTGTTAATAACTTTATGAATCATATTTTCATCTTTTATGATAGCACCACAAACAACTAAATCAACACTCATTTATTAATTAAGAGAAAAAAAATAAAATAATTATTATTTCATAAATATGAGTGGTCTCTATGGATATTCTGATGCGTTATCACAAGGTTCGGCATTTAATGCTCGTGTAAAAAATTACAATGATGGTGTGCTCCTAGCAAATCAAAATGCTATAACTGAACACGGTATATTAGTAAAAGGTCAAAAGAAAAAGGTAGCAGATGATACTCTTAGAGAAAGAGAAGATGGTGCCGAATATGCTGTTATGGATACAAAAAGTTTTCTTACTGCGGGAGCAGGTGTTGGAGAACTATATAGTGGTGTTAAGAAATCAGGTGTAGCAGGATATATATCAGATTCCACCAAAGGAAGATTAAATACAATACAAAACACTACAAGACAAGCACTTGCTAACAAACCAAAACCTCCTCCTGTTACAATGGAATTGGGTGAAGCTAATGATGATGGTACGTATGGAGATGCATTAGTTCAAGCAGGAGATGCAGGAGAAAATGCTGCTAAGGCAGGTGAAGAAACAATTGAATCCTCTGGTATGGGAACAGGACTCATTAAAGGTGGTCTCAAATTGGCAAGTCGTGGTGCTATTGGTGACGCAGGATTAACAGTCTTATCAGAAGTGGGTGGCAAGGTTCTAGGAGATTTTAGTGGTGGAAAAGATATCGTGAAAAGTTTTGCCAATTTATACAATGGTTCAGGAATCTTTGCTGGTGAAAGCACCGCAGATAAATTTACAGAAGTTGGTGCTGCTGCTGATCTAGTAGGAACAATATTTCCTCCTGCCGAAATTGTTGGTGGTGTCTTAGGATTGGTTGGTGGTGCTATCGATACATGGGATGATATTAAAGCTGATATGGATAAAAAGAGTGATGATTCTAAAAACATACCTCCTCCCAAACAAACAGCAATAAAAGTATCACCTGCTTTCTCTCAAATGGGTCTTGTTGCCTCTGCTCCTATTTCTGCAAAACAATCAATTACGGGATCATAATTTTGTTTTTAGAATTAATTAAATTAATTTTTTTTACTAGTTCATATTATAATAATATGAGTTCCTTCTTCGCATCCTCAGATAAAATTAAAGTTGGTCAAACATCTGTTTCGGTTCCAGCCGAGAATGGTCTTGATTACAGACCAGGTGGTAAAATTGACATTTATGTTCCTCCTACTTCCAAATTTGTTGATTTATCCCAATCCAAATTAAAATTAAATGTATCTCTTGCCCTTCCATCGGGTGACAATAACAAAATGCGTCTTCAATTAGACCCAAAGATCGGATTACACTCATTAATCAGATCCATTAGAATTTTTTCAGGTCGCAAGACCGTATTGCTAGAAGAGATAGAAGGTTATGATATTTTAACTGCTCTCCGATTTGATTATGAAACCAATGATAATCTTAAATCGAAAAGGGCATTAACAGAAGGATCTGTTCAATATGATCCTGCCTGCCGTTCAACCCTCGGGTCTCTCAAAACCACTGGTGGTAATTGTTTCTCTAACCCATATTTTGCTAAGGTTCCTACGGTAAACCCAACTCTTTCAACTTCCTTTGCATCGAGTGATGTTGATTATGATTTCCATGTTGCCAAGGGTGAACTTCATCTCAACACAGGTCTCTTCCGTAATGAAGCTGTTTTCCCGGCTCTATTAACGGATGGCCTGTTCATTGAAATCCTTTTACAAGATTCCAAAAAGGTCTTCCGTGGTTTAGATTCAACCAATCGTAATAGACGTCTTCATTTAAATCCTGTATTCCATTCGGTAAATGGTAGTGATCTCGCAGCAGGTTCTGCCTCGTGGTTAAGTGGTTCTGAACAAAAATCATTTTATTTATCTCGTGATAATAACCAAACCTCCACTCAGGTCTGCCCATTAGTTGTTGGTGAAAAAATTACCTTCGTCAGTGATACTGATACATTAACGGTAAATGGTAGTGTAGGAACAATTGCCTCAATTGCACAAGATACAGCAGCAACACTTGGTAATAGTAAAACTAAAATTACATTATCTGCTAGTATCACTAATAATACGGGAACTGATTGGAATCGTAAATCAAATAAATTTTTTGTTGTATCAAATACCACTGAAAGTGCCACAACAGGATATGATCCAACATACACCATATCGGATGTTGAATTATTAGTTGAACAGATAGAAGTTCCACCAGGATATGAACAATCAATGATGAATATGATGAAGGAAGGTGGCACAATGAATTATGATTATCGTACATTTACTAATTACAGATATTCTCAATTATCTGGTGATAATGTTGCTAATATTCGTCTCCCATTAATTGAATCTCGTGCCACATCTATCCTTTGTGTTCCAACAGATGCTACTTCATACAGTGCTAGATCAATGATATCTTGTTCAGACACCTATGTTGAATTTGTAGATTCACAAGATAAAACTACTCGTTCATCAAGAAGTGGTTTAGTTGGTATCTGTGATAATTTACAAGACTATCAATTTATCTATGATGGCAAGATTAATCCTTCCCGTAAGGTTGATACCTCCAAGATTGCTGCTAAGGATTCTATCTCCCAACAGTGGTGTATTGAAGCCGAGAAGTCTCTTGCCATGGCAGATATTGAACCACTATCGTTTATGGCTTTCCAAGAAAATTTCTTTATTGGCAGAGCCCTTGCCCTCGGTAAGAATGCTGTATATGATGCTCGTGGTAAAGATTTCAATTTACAGGTTGAATACACAGGTACCGCACAGGATAAGCCCAAGTTATGGAACAACTTCGTAAGCCATCTCCGTTCATTAGAAATCAAAAATGGTGGTTTGATGGTAATGAGATAAAGATAGATATCTTTTAAATTTTAAATTATTAATAAATTTTTTTTTGATTGATATTCATATAATAATAAAAATGAGTGTTTCGAATATGAATGTTGAAATTGTCCCGAGCAATGTACCAGCGAACGGTAGCATCTCTTACAGAGATGGTAATCCCGTCATCCAATTTATAATCGGTGAGCAAGACAGAATGCTTTTAGGCAACTCTGTAAGATTCACCGGTAAATTCCGTGCCCTTTTATCTAGTGCCTCTTCTTCGGTTAGTGATGTATCTAAACTTGCCATGAGTGAAAAATTAGGTGTTTATTCGTGTATTGATACCCTCACTATCAAATCTCAAAGAACTGGTCAGACCATAGAATCAATTCGTCACTACAATCGATTCCTTTCTTCGTATCTCCCTGTTACCACATCGGAACAGGATAATATGGGTCACACGTATGAAACGGCATTAACTCTTCCAAGTTATGCTGCTTTTCAAGAATCTGTTATTAATATTCCATCGTCTTCGAGCACTATGAATCATTTCTGTATGCCACTACCCTGTGGTCTTCTAAATGGTGGTCAACCACTACCCCTTATGGCAGAAGCAGTAGGTGGTCTTATCATAGAAATAAATCTTTCTCCTGACCAACAGGTCTTCCACACCCAGGGTGATACTGATAATGCTTCATACACGGATTCATTCTATGAATTCAAGGATGTATCTCTTGTAGCAGAATTAATGGAGCCTGATGCTCAATCCATTCAAAGATTAAAATCTCAACCCTCTGGCACCTATGAATACAATAGTATCTCTTCGTATTATCAAACGATTAATTCTGGTAATGGTATTATTAATTTCCAATTAGGTTTATCAAGAGTCCTTGGTGTATTTGCTAATATTGTTCCTGCTAGTCATATTAATAATCTGTTATTTGATGGTCTTGCTACCCTCTATCCTACTAATAGTGGTGGTGGATCGGCAGATATCAGTGAATTATTCTTTACCAGAAATGGTGTTAAATTTCCCATTGATTACAATATTAATACTCTTCAACAGAAGAATTCATCAAATACCACTGCTGATTCTCAAATAGTTGAAAACTATATGAATGCTGTTATGAAATTTGGAGATATCACTAGAACATCTCTTCGTCCACAAAATGTTAGATTATCGGATGATGCTAGATTTGATAAGGATTTCGCATTTGGTGGATGTGGTTTTGGTCTTGGTGTTGCCTATGATAGTATCTCTGATCAAGGTGTTGACTTTTCGAATGTTAACTTCGGAATTAACATGGCATTGGATTTGGATACCGATTTTGCACAGGCATTCTTCGTGTTTGTCCATGCTAAAAATACTCTCGTGTTTGGACCACAGGGTCTGCAAGTGCTCAGCTAAATTAATAAAAATAAATTTTTTATTTTAAATTTTTTTAATTGTTTCATTATAAATAAAAATAATGGAAGGATCCACTGCCCCTCAAGATGCTACCCCTGTCGCCGATACTATGGTTGAACGTGCCCCAGTTCAGCCGAATGTCCCTGATCTGTTACGTGTTTCCCCTATGCAGACAAGTACTGCCACGGATGTTGAGACATCGATACTCGACCCTGCCGTAAGAAGTGATTCATTTTGCCGATTTGTTTTCTTAAATAAAGGTATTTTACATTCTCATTCAAAAGTTACATTTGCTGTTAACACAGATTCAAATGAAAGATTCTTTCCCATTGGTGTTGGTGTTGCTTCTCTTATTCAAAGAGCAGCTCTCAAAATTGGAACTAAAACTATTCAAGAGATTGATGGATACAATTACCTCACTGCCTATAAATCATTATTTATTTCGAATGAACATCAGTTAGAACGTGAACAGGTTCAATCTGGTCGTGTTATAGCTCATGAATTCCGATATGATGATGCGGGGTCTAGCACTGGTGGTGCGGATAGTAACACAAAGGCATTCACCTATGGTTTATCGAATGGTCGTGAATACAATGGTGATGTTGGTGCTACCAAAGATTTAACTACTCCTGACTGGGCAGATCTAGCAGGTAAACCTGTTTTCCAAATTGCTCTTTCGGATTTATTCCCAATGTTAAAACAGACACAGCTCCCTCTCTACATGATGCGTGAACAGGTATCGGTTGAATTAACATTTGAACCTGATGCCACCAGTCGTATTTGCCAACGTAGTGGTGTCGCTAGCAGCACCCCTACCATTAACACGGATGAATTAAAATTAATTGCTGATTACATTTATTATCCTCAGGAAATGATGGATGCATATGCTCAACAGAACAGCACCATATCAATTACTCATTTTGATTATCGTCATAGTAAATTATCAATCTCTGCTACCTCAACCTCTGGAACCACTCAAATTAGAAATCTTGGTGGTGCGGGTCGTATTGTTACTAAGGTTATCACTGGTGTTCAGGCAGATAGTGCTAGTGATGCTAGTATCCTTAATCAGTACCATGCTATTGCTCCTGAAAGGCATTATTCATTCGGTCAAGCACCTTCGTCAGGAAATAATAACGGTTCATTAACGGTAAATATCAAATACAATGATAGATTCTTATATCCTATTGATGTGACTAATCCTGCCCGTCAATTCCATAACACTGCTCAGGCAGAAGGTATGGTTCCATTTGTAACTCGTGAAGAATATTCGGCAGAAGGTGTTGCCCTTACGACTGATACATTTGAAGGATATGATCAAAACACGGGTGATGCCGCGGATGAAAAGGGTGTCCTAGGTAGATTCAATTGGTTATCATATCGTCTAAACCGTAATGAAAGAATTAACAGCCGGGGTATTGAATACTTCTGGAAATATGAAGGTTTAAATAATTCTGGTGCATACACACAAAGAACTTGGTTAGAACTCGCAAAGGCAACAACCATCTCTGGTGGTTATGCTTCGACAACATTTATGTAAAGATATCTTCTAACGACAAACTGTAAATAACATTTTGTAAATTAATTTTTTTTAAATTCATATAATATAAATATGAGTCAGGGACCTACCCCGTATAGTCAAACAATATTATTGGATGCTAACAGGAGATCTTCTGTTGAGTTTTCTGCTAGTAATTTAGCAGATACAAACACTGCTCTTTGGACAAATCAGGTTTCATCAGGTATTACATTAGATATTGGAGATCAGATATCGATTCAATCGGCACACATAGCCCAACGTGGGGCAGGTGGAGATATCATTGAATTTGCTGGTAAAGTATTAGGACAAAAAAATATTTCATATACAAAATCCACTGTTTCAGATTTTACTGATGTTGGTGTTTATACAATAGAAAGGGATGATGATAGTTTTGTACATAGGATTCAAAGAAATCCTAATGGTTTTTCCTATGAACATTGTGAAACAGTAACAGAAGAAATACAAGAAAAAGATAATGAAGCATCAGTAGTGATTTCATATTATAAAAATGCTAATGGTGAAAATTATATTACATTACCTCGTAATCATGGAAGTGCTTCTGGACAGGTTGGTAATACTTATACATCCCCAACCACTTCGGAAGGACAATGGGCTGTCCCGGATGGATATCCGGTAGGAGCAAATGTTATGGTTCAATCGGCATCACATGTCTTTGAAGATGATTTTCAGATAGCAGAAGGTAAAAATGTTTCAGATAGTGATTGTAAATTTAGAAAGGTTAGAAATGATAATTCAAGATTTACATTATTTAAACAAAAAAGAATCGTATGGAATTCAGGTGATGTATCAAATGCCTCGGCATCAGAATATGTATTGAATTCAAAAGTATTAACAGATCTTAGTGTTCCGAATAATGCTAAATGTGATCCTGCATTACATGAATATGTCTTGTATAAAGAAAAAAAGGTAGTTCAAATCCCACAAGGTTATAATTCACCTGCTAATGTTGCCGCAGAAGTAACAAATTTTCTAACAACAACTGATGAACCTAAATTTATCAATGAAAGAGATTCTAAGGCACGAGAAAATAGTGTTATTGTTAATTCAACATTAAATAAAGCATTTCCTTGTACTAATTATACATTATTAGGTGGAGAGTTCAATAGAGCATATTTTAATTCGAATCGACTGACGGAAGGTTATGTTGGTGCTCCTGGTCCTCCATCTACTAACAGTGCTGGCTCAGGTGGTGGTGCCGAAAATTTGGCAACACAATATTTAAATTCGTATGCCTACGTAGGTTTTAAAAGACCAGAAATAGTAGAAGCAGGAAGACATCTTCCTTATAATGGATATGAATTGATATCAGAACAAGCACAAACTAATGCTTCATCAGCCACGATAGATACATCGATTGAATGGAATGAAGAAAATTTATTAATGTTAAAGACATTATTTGATACACAGACATTATATCCAGATTTAATTCGTGGTGGTTTAACAAACGGAAGAACTAATTATTCTGCTAGTGTTAATCCTACAAGTGCCTCTTTGGGTGCATCCTTTGCCGAAGAAGCTAGATTTTTACATTTAGATTTGAAAAAGGTTAGTTCTGGTTTTTATCCAGTAGGATCTGATATGTATAATGTTTCTCATTCTACAAATAATATAAACCTTCCTCCCCTATCAAATGCATCGGATTTATCATCTGTTCCATTATTTTTTGCATATAATAATAATTCGTCACATCTTACAAGTAATGATACAGATGGTGAAAATTATTCTGTTTTAGCATATGGATTTGCTAAAAAAAATACTATTTTGGGACCTACCCAACCCTGTATTAGTTTTTTGACAGAACAAATAGGTGGTATTCCTGAATCATATTATCAAGAACAAGGTGGTATCCTAGAAGAATTTACAAAACTAGGTTATGATTATCATTTCAATGCTTATGGTAATGCGGCGATAATATTATCATCAGGATTTGCTCCTGTTCAATATTATGGTTATCAATCGTTTGCTGGTGGTACTCTAATAAGAAATGTTTATGTAGGATCAAATAATCCAGCATTTCAATGGAATGAATTAGCATCAAGATTTGAATTTGAAAATTTACATACGGCAGAAAAGGTCGGTAATTTTTACAATGCTGGTGATCCTGATCCAACTACTGTATTTGGTCCTCCTCCAACGGACCAAGCAGTTCAAGATTGTTATAAATTAGATAAACAATTACACTACACGACCTGGTCTCCATCAATGTTTCCATATTCAGTAATTACAACCTCAGGAAGTAAAGCAGATCAAAAATCATTTCCAAAAATTAATTCAAATCTTGAATTCGATATTTTTTATGATAGTCAATGTGGGGTAACATTAGAAGATATGGGATATAGTCAAAAAAATTGGGATCAGGGTTTATGGGGAATCGTTGGATATGATTATAATCAATTCAATGCAGAAGGACCAGATATTCAAAACAGATTGATAAAATATCAAGATGATACAAGGAATGTTGTTGCTATGACTACAAATGCAGATATTAGTTCTGTTGATAGTCAGACATACTCAACAAATGTATGGTCAACGAATCTGTATTCCCAACAGCCCAATTCACAAATCAATTATTTTAGTAGTGCTAAAAATTTCAGTACTTTTACTGACACACCCACTCATGAAGTTGCTCCTACATCTGTTGTTTTGGCAAACAGCACAAGAATCACATCTGCTAAATTACCACGTAGAATATTAAGGGGATATTTCTTAATTAATAGTGATATCCTAGATCAGGCTAATTTTTATCAAACTGCTAATCCTTTACAAACGATGGCTATGGTGGGCAAGTATTCAGGTGCTAATGGATTTATTCAATATGATGGTGGTGGCGCTCAATTTACATGTACTCGTAAAAAAACAATCACATCGATAAAAACACAAATATTAGATCCCGAAGGTGGTCTTTCTCAAATAGGTGATAACAGTGGTATCATATATCGGATAGACAAGCAGATACAAACAGATTTGGAATTTGGTAAAAATTTATTGGCTGGCATGTATGGTAAACAACCAAAATAATTTAGAAGATATCTTCTAGATTGCTACAAATAAAAAAAGTGTGTTGTTGGTATAAAAAAGTGGTATTATTACAGATATAAAAATAAATTAGGGAAAAGCCCTTATGAGAATATATTACCAAAC